ACCCTGAGACTTGGGTTTGGTCTTACCACCTACATCAGGTTGCATACCAGGGTTTGCTGCCTTGACTCTACGACCGTGGGTGTATTCAGCACCACTCATCTTGGAATCACCAGAAACCATCTTACCACCTTGGGATCGGGAGTCAGCATACTGCTTATCAGTCTGACCGTGCTTGCCCTTGTAGACCTCTTCTACATTCTCAACTTCCTCATTTGCATTAAAGGTCTTGATAATTTTCTTTTGGCGATCATACTTCTTCTGACGTTCGTCATCAGGTGTATGCTTAGAAACAATGTCACGTCCTAAGTTACCTGCCTTACGGAACATCTTGTTCTTAGGCAAAGGTTTTTTCTCTTCATCAACCTGCTCTTCCTTCATATGGTCAGCAGCTCTGTAACGCTTGTCACCTGCTTTGTATTTCTGATATGCAGGAGTATTTGCCTTCTTATCAGCAGCAGTAACCATCATACGGGTGTCTTTTGGTTCTTCCTTCTTAGCAGGAGTTCCACCATAGACTGCCTCGTCAACATTCTCTTCCTTCAGTTTGTCAGCAACCTTGAGCGCCATCTTTCTGACACCACGCTTTGCAGAGGTCTTTGCTCTCTGGACAGCAGGAGTTGCCTTCATCTTAAGGTTTCTTGCCTTATTGTATCCCTTGACAGCGATCTTACCAAGTAAACCTTTTGCTTTCTGCTTCAGTTTATCTCTAGTTCTTTCGCGCTTAGGTGCATCAGTATCATGACCGACAGTCACTCTTGCCTCAATAAGAGACTGCTCAATTGCTGACTCTACATCATCTTCTGAATATCCTTCCTCAATCAGTTCATCATATACTTCTTCGACAATACCATCAAGGTCATCAATCTGAATTTCCTCAAGGAGAGTTCCACCCATCTCCTCTACTGCTTCGCCAAGTTTTGGATTGATTTTAACTACGTTCTTAACTGCCTTTTCTTTGATGGGTTTTTCATCCATCTTATCAGTCATGACTTCAGAAAGATCAGTTCTCCAGTCAGAGAATGCTTCCTTCATTCCTTTCTTTTTGGAAATTGCCTTACCAATTGCCTTACGACGATTCATCAGATACTTATCAGTACCGTCTTTCTTACCATCATTATTGACATCACCGTCTTCTTTTCCCACAGGATCAAGAGACTCGAAGTGAGGGTTCTTCATTTGAGGACCCTTGGCAAGTTCTTTACGTGCCTTCTCATTGTTTGCCTGACGCTTCTTCATGTCAGGTTCCAGATAGGTATCGTCTTTTTTCTTCTCAGAAATTTGATCCAAGTAAATCTTGGAAAGGTCATTCAAATGAATTCCAGACATGGTAATTCTACTACTTTTTTTTCTTATATTTATTTATTAAATTCTTGATACCAAGTGTTCCAGTCATTCTCATTGTATACTCTCTATTGGAATCTGTTCCAACTTCTCTTTGAGGTCCAGGAACACCGGATGGACCTGGATAATTTACAATCGCTTCCATCACATCATGAATCCAGGATTTAAACATATAGTTTTCCTTGGTCACGCAAATGAGATGATTAGTTCCTCTACGAATAATCTCTCCAACCAATCCAGTATTTAAGTTCTCTACAATATCTCCAATCCTGAAAATGTTTTCACTGACGTATTGATCACGAAGTCCTCTGGGATCACACTTAGGTGCAATCTCCCACATCTCTGCAACTTCTTTCTTCTTTGCTTTAATCTTCATACCAGTGCGAACTGCATCAAACAGTGCCTGAGTATCACCATCATCTAATTCTTTTGGAGTGCCACGACGGAAAGCATCAAAGTCACCATCAACAACTGCCTTTCTCATCTTAGATGCAGACATACCCTCAACACCCTCAGCATCTGCATCTCTTACACCAGCAGAGATAACACGAATTAACTCGAAGTCATATAATTCACCGTTGTATTTTTGTGCTAGGTTCTCAAATTCTGCCTGACGATCTGAACCTACAACAATATTGACATTCTTATATCCTTCCTCACTTGCTGTGATAAGAACATTAAAGATAGATTTCATTTCATCATCATTGACAATATTCTCTGAGTAATCAGGGAACATTTTCTTCATAAACGAAATCTTCATATCAGGATCCAATGGATTCTTTTTAGGATCCTGAGAACGTGAGGGATAAATCTTAAGATCTCCACCTGCTGATGCCTTCTTAGCCGCAGAAAGTAACTTACCGTGTCCTACAGTTGGTGGATTAAATCTACCAAATGCTGTAGTCAGAGTTTCTGTGGCTTCGCCAGAATTTGGATCTGCCTCAGATGCTTTTGCCCTCTCCGCACCAGTCTCTTGAGGCGCAGCCTTCTTAGTCTTTGCCTCAGGTTTTGCCGGTGCTGCTTTTCGTTTTGCAGTTGGTTCATCTTCTACCTTTGCTTTCTTCTTATCAACAAACTTCAGTTTCCCATCTTCAGTAGTCGCCACAAATTTTCCACGACTGTCTAACCACCCACCATGACCGTCGCTCTTTAGGTTCAGTTTTTTCGCCTGCATTGATGCCTGCGATTGTGCTTCACTCAGGAACTGAAAGAAACTTTTCATCGATATTGTTTTTCCTTATACTATATTTATCACTTCTTTTTGTAGTCGCACATAATATGCGATGGGTAAAGTCCAGATTGTTTATTTCTAAGATTAAACATAAACTTATATACTGAACTTTCGAGGTGAATGTCAAGTCTTTTACCTTTTCCTTGACTTCCACCATACATTAATTTAACAGATCCGTTTATTGTTGATGCCTTACGCATATATTGCCGATCAATTTCATACATCTTTACTCCACCAGATGTTCCCCCATGTACCATCCAATATCCATAACCGATAGCATATTGAAGTAAATCTTGAATTGCTGCCTTGTCGCACTCACTTGTCACATCAACAGTTGGCATCTTGGTTTTATGTGGATAATCATTAAAAACTTTGGCATACGTAATTGGATCAATTCCAAACATTCTGAATATTTCTTTTCCAATAGGATTAGTATATCCTTTAAAGTAATTCTTATAATCATCTGGAGTAAATATTCTTCCTACACCAGAATTAATAAAGGTTAAAGTGTTTCCATACTTAAGAGACAAGAACACTGGATCTTTATTTGGACCCCAGTATGTTGTAATATCAGTAACTGTGCCACCAATATCTTTTGATTTAGAGCCTCCCGCAGTTACATATAATCCACTGGATCCACCTGCTAAAGGTCTTGGTTGATTCTTACCACCAACTGCTTCTACGTCTGAGTATCCGACACTAACTTCTTTACCGATTTGTTCTATTAGACTTTGTGCCTCTTTTTTATATGGTGTGGGTTTGCATTCACAAGCAAGTTCGCACCTCAAACTCTCATAGAAATCATTCTCAAATTTGATGCCAAGATTTATTTTCTTACCACCAGTTTGACCACCAAACTCTTCCGTCTTCACCATTTCAGTGATAGGAACAGTTTTAACTTGATTAGTATTTACAAATCTACCAACAAATAAAATCTTATCTCTATTATTCTTTCTCTCTAAAATAGATCTAACTCTTGCGATGAGTTCATCGTATCTATCATTTTCATCATTCTCGAATGGATGTTCTTCATCATTCATGACAAGAACCATGGCATGTGGTTTGAACTGACCATCTTTATGTAAAAAGGTATCCATAAGTCCATTCATGTGAAGGAACTTCTTCACCATGGTTTCTTCATTTCCTCTCTTACCCAGATCTGTTTTCTTCAGTTCTGCCATTTTACTTAGACTTTCTAAGTATTTAGAATGGAGTTAAGGAGACTCGAACTCCTGACATCCTGCTTGCAAAGCAGGCGCTCTACCAACTGAGCTATAACCCCGAAAACCCCGAAGGGTCAGTGATCGTGATCTTCTGGAAGATTTGCTTCGATCTGTTCGTCCAAGTGATGAATGAACTGACGAATAACAATTGTTTGCTGTCCAGGAAATTCGTAACTATCTTGCTTAGTTTGACGGAACAAAAATTCACGAATTAGCATAGCTTCGTGAATGTTCAGTTTTACATCAATGTCAACGTTGCAACTCACAGGTTTTCCTCCAATTGTTTGTCTATCTGTTGTGAAATCTCT